CACCACCCTACCGCACGTTCCCTTACGGGAGCAGAGCTTTCACGAGGCCGATTTGTTCCTCGTTAACTCTTGCTACTAATGCGGATTTAAGCACCATACGAGGCACCTTTCTCGTAAGCCGTGAGCTCTGGATGTATTGGTAAAATACATCCCACTCACTCGCCGAAAGATCGGATCTCGCAGGAAGTTGACGGCTCTCATAAGAAAGTGCAACACTAATAGCACCCTCTTTGTGGAGTTCGCCCAATCTTCTACGTAATGACCTTAGCAGCCTTTTCGGCGGTATCTCCATTAATGGAGGTCCATACCTAATAAAGCTGTCAAGCTCATACGATGGTGGCCTGCCCATGTAAGCCGTAGGCCTTGCTACGGTCGCCCCAAGCAAGATGCGAGGGATACATGACCAAATCGCTGCTCTAAGAGACTCAAATGGCTCTCCGTAGAAAGCTGACAAGATTGCCACCTTATTACAGGCAACAATCAAGTCATTCGGAGTCTTCAACCACCTTAAATCAAAGGCGGTCAAATACCCGATACTATCTACGTAATGCGAGCCACAAGATTCTCTGTATTCCGAGTCGATGTTAGTCTTCTTTAGATTAACTACGAACCCGGCGATTCGCAGGTTGTCAACCACGGCTTCTGCACATTGGTTCTGACAAATTATGTCATCACCGAATACAGTTGCAGTAGCATCAAATGATCTGGTTAATGCTGTAAGGACCAGAGTCATTAGGTCGAAGGTAAACCCATTTCCCATGCTAGAAACCTTTTTGACAACATAGTAGTTGTCATCAGGTCCTAAGGTCATGTCTGACCTACTAGCAACTACTTTGTTAAGTAGTTTCTTTGGAAGCAGGTAATTTATCAATCTAACGCTGATCGCATCACTGCAATCAGACAAATCGATTGTGGCGACTTTTGGGTCGCTTATTCGATTCCTGTGCACATCTGCCAGGTAATCGAGATCGATACCGAGCTTGTTGAGTAAACAAGTACGGATGCCTAGTCCAACAGCACGCTGGACAAGCATATTGCACAGGGGTTCCAGACAAATCGAACGATCCTTGAGATTATTCTTAGGGACCGTTGACCATCTGTTACCCCCAACAAAAGTTACAACACAGAAGAGCTTAAACTGATATACCTCAAAAGCAG